CATCGCGGCATCCATTGCAAGGCACGCCGAGTGGTTCGGCCAGGCCGCGCGCCCGAGCGAGCAGGGAGCCGTCATCTACATCGCGGGCGAGGGGCACGGCGGGATCGGGGCCAGGATCAAAGCCTGCCGCATCCACCACCAGATCGAGGCCGGAATCCCAATCTATTTCCTACGCCACCAGGTCAATCTCAGGTCGAGTATGGAGGACATCTCAAGCCTCACTTTTGCAATCAATGATCTCGTTGCGGCCATCAACTGCAAGGTTGATCTCATCGTCATCGACACCCTTGCCAGAGCCTTCGGCGGCGGCAATGAGAACTCAAGCGAGGATATGGGTGCCTTTATCACGTCCTGCGGACAGCTCCAGGAGCACTTTAGGGCTGCTCTGCTGGTCATCCACCACAGCGGAAAAGACGCCGCGAAGGGTCTGCGTGGACATTCCAGCCTGCTCGGCGCCGTTGATACGGAGCTGGAACTGGTCAGGTTTGAGGATCAACCCAAGGGCGTGCTGACCGTCAGCAAGCAAAAGGACGGCGAGGATGGCCTCAGATTCGGGTTCGAGATGGTCGAAATCGACATCGAGGACGAAGACAAGCCAAGCCTTAGCCTTGACGAAACGCGCAAGTCGCTGGCGGTACAGCCGAGCGATGAGGCGCTCCAGTCGAGGATGTCAGAGGCTAAAAAGGAAGCCCTTAACCGTCACGGGAAGGGTAGAAATCAAGCCATTGCGGTGGACGCGCTTGTCGAGGCAATTAATACTAAAGGCACACATTGGAAGGTCTCAGTGGGGACGAGAAAGTGCGTGAAATTAGCACAGTGGAAGGCAGTATTCGCTCAAAAAATGGGAACGGATGAGGACGGAGATGATGCTTTTAGGATGGCTTGGAGGCGGGTTAGAAGTGACAAAGGAAGGCCATCAAGTGTAAGAATTGAGAACGATTGGGTGTGGATTGAGGAGCCGCCAAGGTCTGAAAAGCAGGACTTTTGAGGGCGAACAAATGGTGAACAAATCGTGAACAAATCGTGACGATTTGTTCACCGGCAAACACCGAACAAATCGTCACAAGGCTATACATGTGACGATTTGTTCAGCCCCGATTTGTTCGGAACAGGGGTTTTTAAAGAGTCGCCGAACAAATCGTCAGTTGAGTCAAGGAGTAGCGTTATGGCAAGTAGAGGAAGACAAAGAAAAAGGGGCGAGCTGCCAGCAGTGCAGAAGCTCGCGTTCCCTGAATCGGAGTGGTCGCGTTTTATGAAGGCTCGGCTCGTCGAGATCGATCAAGCGCAGGCCGAACATGAGGGTAAATGGGGTATTGAGCGTGTTATTACTTTAGTTCCTAGTGAGTTCAGGGAGCGTTTTTACGCGCAGAGCGAGAGAGTCTGGTCGGCGCAAGCTAGTCAGGATGAGGGAAAGTTCAAGGCGGCATGCGATGGCATGGTCCGAGCCTTCAAGGCTATGGATGCTTGGGCAACGTCCGAAGGACTTGAGCCGATCAGCCAGGTCAAGGCGGTCGAGGGTCACACAGACCTTGGCATGATGGTCGTCGTTCAGGACGAAGCCGACGCCGTCCAGTACCAAGCCCTGCGACCAGACGTCAAACAGGTTTGGACCATCGCCGAGCTAGGCAAGCTGGTCGCCGCCGGAATCGGCGAGGACCTCTGGCGGCTCAAGCAAGAGCTGCCGGTGCGCGGGTTCGTTGCTGCGGTGCAGCAGGAAAGGCCGGTGGCGAAGCCGGTGGGTAATGGTTCCGGGTTCGATGATCTTGAGAACGATTTGGACATTGATAAGCCCGTCAACTTCCCTAAAATGTTTCATGCGCCGCCAGAGGCTCGCAAAGGCTGAAGGCGGGCTACCTATGCCTGAACCCAAAATAATCGCTTGGAGGCCGTTTAAAGATGCCTGGGACGCCAAAGAAGTGGGAGGACGTAAAGCTCCTCGAAAAGATGCCCGAAGACATGATCCTGACGATGATCGAGGCGGGCAGATCAATCACGGATATCTGCATCGATTTAGGTGTCAGCAAGCGCGCCTTCGACATCTGGGTTGAGCGAAACGAGCTTGAGGCTAAAATAGTGCACGCGCGCACGCGTGCTGCCGATCTGATGGCCTGCGAGACCGTCAAGATCGCGGACGCGATCGACGAGAACAATCCGGCGCGGCCTGTGCAGCGCATCCGCACGCGCCAGTGGCTTGCAGAACGCTGGGATCCGAAGACTTACGGCCAGCAAAAGACGCCGCAGATCACGGTTAACGTCCAGGACATGCGCCTCGCGGCGCTGCGTCACGTCGAGGTCGTCGAGGACTTATCCACAGACGTGGTGCCAAAGTTATCCACAAAAGAGTAATTCCGCGCCCGCATTGCCTAAAGATTAAGCAAAACGGGGTGCGGAAGGCCATTGCGACTTAACATAATGAACATCGTGCGAAGTGTTTTTTGTAAGGCGCGTGTAAGTAACCAATGAAATCAAGCACTTAGCCGCGCAGTCCGCAGCATCGTCGCCGCGCTGACTTATCCACAGGCCGAGCAGCCGCTGGCCGCGCTCCGGGAAACCGGACGCCGGGCCGCTGGCAGCCGGCGGCGCGGACCCCCCCCGGTCGGCGCGGCGGCGGGGGCGACGGTGGCGGAGCCAAACACCTACCGAAACCCGCGTTCCTGCCCCATAATCGCGCTACCCACCCCCCCTACTCCCCCATCGCGGAAAAAGTGTCCAGCCAAAAAATTTCCCAGTTAGCGCCGCAAAATAACCCTTTCGTGGAATTCACGAAGCGTTACCACAGCAACCCGGTGCTATTTGTCCGCGAGGTGCTAGGCACCACACCGGACCCGTGGCAGATTGAATTTCTCAATCACATCGCGGCAGGCAATAGGAGAATCAGTGTCCGTAGCGGCCACGGCGTCGGCAAGAGCACCGCTGCCGCCTGGGCGATGATCTGGTATCTGTTCCTGCGCTTCCCGGTGAAGATTGTGGTTACGGCACCGACGAGCAGCCAGTTGTACGACGCGCTCTTCGCGGAGGTGAAGAGGTGGGTGAAGGTTTTGCCGCCGGTGCTGGCCGAGCAGCTCGAGGTCAAGCAGGACCGGATCGAGATGAAGAACCTGAATAACGAGGCTTTCATCTCAGCCCGCACCTCCCGAGCCGAGCAGCCCGAGGCCCTGCAAGGTGTCCATTCGGACAATGTGATGCTGGTGGCCGACGAGGCAAGCGGCATACCTGAGCAGGTATTTGAGGCTGCGGCTGGCTCGATGTCGGGTCATGCTGCCGTGACGTTGCTGCTGGGCAACCCGGTGCGCTCTAGCGGGTTCTTCTTTGACACGCACAACAGGCTATCAGGTGACTGGATCACGATGCGCGTGAGCTGCGAAAACTCGCCCAGGGTAAGCGCGGCATACCTGGAGGAGATGAAGACCCGTTACGGCGAGGAAAGCAACGCTTACCGGATTCGCGTCCTTGGCGAATTTCCGCGCAGCGACGACGACACGGTGATCCCGATGGAGCTGCTTGAGATGGCGATGGCGCGGGACGTTTCACCAAGCGCGCACGCGCCGATCATCTGGGGGTTGGACGTAGCGCGCTTTGGCAGCGACAAGAGCGCGCTCTGCAAGCGTCAGGGTAATGCGGTGCTGGAGCCGATTAAGACTTGGAAGAATCTTGACCTGATGCAACTCACTGGCGCGGTTGTCGCGGAGTACGAGATCTTGATGCCGAGCCAGCGTCCCCGTGAAATCCTAGTCGACAGCATTGGCTTGGGCGCTGGCGTGGTGGATAGGTTGAGGGAGCTGGGCTTGCCGGCTCGCGGTATCAACGTGGCCGAGTCGCCCGCGATGGGCACGACGTACCGGAACCTGAAGGCTGAGCTTTGGCACAAGGCCAAAGCGTGGCTGGAGGCGCGGGACTGCTGGCTGCCGAGAGATGAGTCCTTGGTGGCCGAGCTGGCGACGGTGAGGTATAGCTTTACCAGCAGCGGGAAGATTCAGATTGAAGGTAAGGACGAGATCAGAAAGCGCGGGCTGGCATCGCCGGACCGCGCTGATGCGTTTTGCTTGACCTTTGCGGGTGATGCGGTGATCGGGGCTTATGGGTCGAGCATGGGCAGCAAGTGGAATCAGCCTTTGCGCCGGAACATTCCTCGGTTAGCATAACGGTGTTGGCGGTGCAACGGGTTAGCGCCGTTGCGAGATGATCTTCTGTTTGGCTAAATCAATGAACACTGCTTTATGTGAGCCGCCAACACCTATTAAAGGAGCGCGATTATGAAGATGACTAAGGCTGAGAAGAAGATTGGTAAGGTAATGGGTGAATATGGCAAAGGCAAGCTGCACAGCGGGTCGAAGAAGGGTCCGGTCGTGAAGAATCCGAAGCAGGCCATTGCGATTGCCTTGTCCGAGGCCGGCAAGAGTAAACCGATGAAAAGGGGTAAGTGATGGCTGAGATGGAAATGGAAATGATGTCCTGCCCGCGTGCGACGCAGGACATTACGCTGAACCTGAAGAATCGCGGCGAGGCCATTGATTCTGCGAATTACGGCCCCGAGAACCCGAAGCTGCCGAACACGGGTTTCTGGCGCGAGATGGCGAGCGAGTGGGATGTGAGCGTTGAGGAGGCGAAGACTGCTCGTTGCGGTAACTGCGCGGCCTTTAATCGCTCTCCTGCGATGCTTCAGTGCATTGCCAAGGGGGTGGGTTCCGAGGGTGATCCTTGGGGGACCATTGAGGCTGGCGATTTGGGGTATTGCGAGATCTTTGATTTCAAGTGCGCGGCCTCGCGTACCTGCCGGGCTTGGGTTGCCAAGGAGGACGAGGATTACGAGGAAGAGGAAGGCGAAGAGTACGAGGCCAAAGAGAACGCCGAGATGGAGGGTGAGGATTATGAAGAGTAAACCTGCTGGCCTTTACGCCAACATTCACGCCAAGAGAAAGCGCATCGAGGAGGGTTCTGGCGAGAAGATGAGAAAGCCGGGATCGCCTGGCGCGCCGACTTCGAAGGCTTTCAAGGCTGCGGCGAAGACGGCCAAGCCGTACAAAGCCGGGAAGAAATGAAGATTGGGATTGCTGTGGCGAGCGTTACGGGCAGGTGCCTGCCGGTGATGCTGGCCAGTTGCCGCGAGTACGCGCCTGGTGTGCCGGTGTATTTGAGGACGCCGATTGATGCTCCCAGGCGCGAGGTGTACTTGCAACTGCGCGGCGCGGCTCGCAGCTTCGGCGAGGACTACAACGAGGTGATCGATGCCGCCTTTGCCGATGGCTGCGAGGCGGTGGTGGTGGCAAATGACGATGTGGTCCTGACGCCGACGAGCTTGCAGGTTCTGATGGAGGACTTTGAGTTTTTGTCGAATCAATACGACAATGGAGTCGGATGGGTGTGTTCTCGGTGCGACGCTGCGAGACCCATGCAGAATGTGCGAAGCAACCCGTTTGAGGAGCAGATGGAGTATTTCCGCTACCCGTGGGAGTCGTGCATTTTGCCAATGGAGGCGATTTCGCCTATATTTGGGGTCATCTCACGGCGGGTTTGGGAGGAGGCGAGGTTTCCTCCTTTAAATTGGTACTCAGATGATGTTCATTGCAGCGATCTGAGCAGGGCCGGTTTTAAGCACTTTCTCTCACGCTCTTATGTGCATCACGTTGGGTCTGATACTACCGGGACGGATGAGCAAGCACTGACCTTGGCCGCGATCCCTTGGATACGGGCCAATCGTCCTGAATACGCGAATGCGTGGTTTGGAGTTGAGCAATGAAGACACCTGCATGGCAGCGTAAAGAGGGGCAGAACCCCAAGGGCGGCTTAAATGCCAAGGGCAGGGCTAGTCTTCGCGCTGCTGGTCAGAATATAAAGCCACCTGTTAAGTCGGGCGACAATCCGCGCAGGGCTTCTTTTCTTGCACGAATGGGCAATATGCCCGGTCCTGAATACAAGGAGGGCGAACCTACTCGTTTGCTCTTGTCTCTTCGTGCGTGGGGCGCGTCATCGAAGGCTGATGCGCGTGCTAAATCTAAAGCAATTTCCGCGAGGAACAAGAAATGATTAACGAAATCGGACTATCTGTTGATGTCGCGTCCCCTGAGCCGATGGACGATGCCGAGCTGCAAGCCATCATTAACGGCGAGCTTCAGGACGCAGTGTCCTATATTGACTCGGACATTTCGCCGATCCGAGCCAAGGGGACTGAGTATTACCGCGGCGACCCGTTCGGTAACGAGGAGGACGGTCGCTCTCAGGTCGTTGCGAGGGAGGTGCGCGATACCGTCAGCGCAATGATGCCGAGCCTGATGAAAGTGTTCTTCTCCAGCGAGAACGTCGTCGAGTTTGTTCCTCGCGGCCCAGAGGACGAGGCCAATGCCCAACAGGCTACGGACTACGCGAACTATGTGTTCTCGTCCGATAACAACGGGTTCATGCAGTCCTACGCAATCTTTAAGGATGCACTGGTGCGCAAATGCGGGATTGCGAAATACTGGTGGGAAGAGACCGCGCAGGTGCGGATTGAGGACTATTCGGGCCTTGATGACCAGACCGTGCAGGTCTTGATGCAGGAGGATGCCGAGGTCAAGATTGTGATGTCCTACCCGGACCCCGCGATCTCGCAGGAGCAGATTGCTGCGGTCGAGGCCCAGGCTGCTGCGGCGGGCGTGGCG